AGCCACGGCCTTCGTCGGCTTTTTTCGTAGTGCGCCGGTTCGCGTAATATACACACCGGTCATAATCGGCCACGCAAGGAAACCCCTTGCGCCCGGCGATATAATCCCGCCTTCGTGTTGTATACGCGCATAAATCAAGTTTGATCCTACATCCCCCGTATCTTTTCCGACCATCCAATATTGCATTGACGCGGCGAGCTTTCCCGTTACTCGATGCAATCTCGACATGTCGGAGGTAGGCGCGTTTAAATATTCTTTTTGTGCAATCTTGATAACGCCTTCACACCATCGACGGATGATCATTTCAGTGATATCGGGGAACTCGCGCTTGATCCTTTGCAGAGTTTCAATCGCTTTTTTTGAGGAGTCGCCAAGGTCCTCAACACGGATGTTTATCAAATCTTTATCCTCTTGAACGTGTCTAACACATCGCGATCGAATTGTGTCAACACTGATTCAATATCGAGATTGATTGATCCACCACCGCCCGCGATCGTGCGAACCCCGGCGAGCTTATCAACCTCCGTTTTCCAGAGCGCGGCGCAAATCTTAAGCGCGACCCTTTGCAACTGATACGGAATAACCGTATATCCACCGTTGTACGATACCTTGATTGTTTTTCTACCGGACAAAAACGAGTCATCGAGTAAAATGATTTTTCCGAGGTCTGAATAAATATCGATGCTGTCCGCGCTGTACAGATCGGCGGTGTCATACGAACGCGGCACATCGGTGTCACCCCATATCTGGATAGTTGACCGCGTAGAATTGATCGGAGGATTATCAACGTACAGCTCATCACCGCCGTCCCCGTCGTAATACTCGACGAGATTCCGCGCCTTAAGTTTTCTTCCAGTGTACGTGTTGCAAAACTCAGACACTGCGTTGATAATATCTTCAAGTCTGTCGTCGTACCCGTCCGCCGTCGAGACGTTTAAATACGTCTGCAATTGTGTCAACGTAATCAGATTATTTTCAACGTCGAGTATGACCGCTTCGTCCGCGTCGCCTTCAATCTCAAAAATAATTGTCTGTTCCTGCGCAATGTCGTCACCTAACGATGTATCGGCGTCAAACGTCACAACAAGTTTTCTCTTTAACCCGTCCGCGTTGTCCGTATCGCTTGCCGTAAGCGTCACATAAAACGGATTTGCGATCGGCGTCACGACAACATCGGACCTGCTGTTTATGACCGCATCGTCCGCATCATAGAGCGACCATTTGAGGTTCGAGATAAACGACGCGGAGATATTATCGCTCGCCTCATCTTTGAGGGTAACTTCGATACTTGCGCCGCTTTTATTTGTCAGCTTCGTCGTTAATAGCGTCATGTTATTGTGTCCACATCAATTTCAATATCCCACGCCGGGACCGTAACCGTATTTGCATCATTATCGACTAACGCCTGATTGGTGCACGTCGTCACGAGCAACAGCGTGTCGTCACTATCGAGCAACGCGACATGCGCGGCGGTCCCGGACGCTGTGATTGTGATTGTCGCCTGTTGCGCGACGGTCAATTTCCGTCCGCCCGCATCACCCGCCGCCGGACCTGTGAAATCTCCGGTGTCAATCGTAACACCCGCGAGTTTATAGGTCGTATGACCCTCCGCGTATGTCGTCGGTTGTGTTGAGCACACCGTCAATTCAACGGCGTTGTTTTTGATGACGTTGAGCGCCGCATCAAGAGGCGCGGTTTCATTAAATGACTTTGCCATTATTTCTTCTCCTCCGCGTTCTCTTTTTTGACGAGACGCTTTCTTAATTTTATAGAAATGTTATCGACTTTCAAAACCGTATCCATGTTATACCTCCACCGCTTCAATTGTTATCTGTTCGACGGACGCCGACACCGTAATTGATTTAACGGTCGCCGTCAAACTTACGCTTACCGGTTTATCAGCGTCCGGTACTTCATCAAAAATTATCTCTAAACCGATATCAATATTATTGACCGATAGTGTCGACGCGGATGTAAGCACAAGCGCATCCATCGCGACATCAAGGCCGATACTCACATCATCGACGACAAGCACAGTATCGCCAAGTGTATAATAAATAATGTCCGGCGCATCCATCGCAACATCAAGGCCGATATCAATATCCGCTACACTCAACAGAGCGGCTGTCGTGAGCGCGTTTGAGTCCATCGCAACATCAAGGCCGATATCAATATCATCGATTGATAATTGCGCGGCGGCGGTCAACGGATTCGCATCCAACGCGACATCAAGGCCAATATCAATATCCGCAACCGTCAATTCGGTGTCGGATGACGCTGATACATATTCATACGCTCCGATTGTCGGAGTTGATGAATCAAACGCATTACCGGCGTAGTCCGCGGCAATATCGAGGTCAGCTCCGGCCTGATAGATGTTGCCTGAGTTCAGAGGCGTGTAATCGCCGTTCGCGTAGTCTGTGAATTCGTTCGACCAGTCATCGTCAACCGCATCGATCGGATTTGTTCCATCACCATCGTCCGTACCACAATTAAGAGTGTTGACTGTTGATCCTGCTCCGACAATAATATCATCAGCCGTAGAGAAAAAGATATCGTTCGTAAGCGTGTATGTGCCACTTGTACCTGATCGGAAACCGCTCGCGCCTCCCTTGTGGGTACACTGATAAATATACCCGGTGTTCGCGACGTGATAATGCCCGCGTCCAGTCGAAACAGATTCCGAAATTGACGAGCGTATGTAAAAAGTAAAATCCGAATCGGTGAATGAGAATACGGTGAACACTGTCGAACCAGATGCGTACACATAACACCGATCAATTTCACACGTTGCGGCTGCCGCTACATACGAACCATCAAAGAAAATATCGTTCGTGCTGTCGCCGCTTGTGATGGTTCCGCGAATTCGTTTAAACTTGATGTTCGTGCACTGAATGACAAGCGCGTCATCATTGCTCACTTCGAGCTTGTACGATCCGTCAGGACTATCGATCTGTATGTATCGTGTACCATCTAACGTCCACCCGGCGATCGTGCATTTTGTTGTATCAGCTGTTCCCGCGCTCGCATATGCGCGAACATCGAGCCACTCATCGCGTGACACGAGATTCCCCAGATCATCCTCGGCAGCTTCGAGCGCGGACAAAGAGGAGTAAGCATTCGCGAGACTCGTACCATCCGCCGCGCCGCCTGAGACATCAGTATTTGCATATCGTGTCCGCGCTGTTGCCATTATTTCAGCCTTGCCGCCTTTGCAATCTTAGGGTCAATATCAGTTTGTTCAATCAAGTCGGCTACTTTGGAGTAATCGACTGTTTTGTATTTCAGTTTGTTTAGTGTCGATGTGTAGATATATCGCACGGGATACAATCCAGTTTCCCACGGTACGGGCGGATCGAGTTTCGTCAGATCGAGTACTTCAGATAAAGCCGGGATTTCCTGCCCGTTGAAAATTATAATCTTCTCTTTGTTCTTGACCGTCGCGTATATCTGCGCGACTGTTCCATTCGTAACTTTTACGAGATTGAATTTATCGCCGCGCCATCCGCGCCCGGTCAAGTTTTCAGGCGTCGCAAAAAAACCGTCCGGCTGTACCTCAACGATAAACCCGCCTGGAGATTTTTCGAGATATGCTATGAGCTTTATATTGTCCTCTGCAAGCTGTTCCGGCGTGAGAAAATCCGTCCAGTGAGAGTCGGCTTTCTTGACAAGCATTTCACCCATTATTTTTTCCTCCATATAATCAGAGCAATGACGAGTACGATCAATCCTATCAGCCCGAGCAGTGGAGCCGCTGTCATTTTGCGCCGCCTATTTTTGTAACTCGTGCTTTGTGGTCCATCGCGCAACCAAGGCACGGCTTGAAACACCGATACATTTCATCATTTTTTTCATATTCATTTATCTTTCCGATCGATTCCCCACGCATCGCGTCCGAATAACAACGATACAACGATCCGTCAGGCATAACTGCGAAATACGATTCGCCTCCATGGCATGTGTATCCGGCCGCGAAGTCAAACGAAGGCGGGATGTCGTCTTCAACAATATTCATGCCGACCGTTTTCAAGTCAGCGAGAAAATCCCATTCTTTGCTTTCACGCCAATCGACGCCGGGGTTCAATTCCCGGAGAATGTTCGGGCGCACGCCGCGCGCCATAAAATGAAACGCTCTTCGCACTGCCTCATCAACGTTGCTTTTTTGAGCAACGATATTGACGAATATATACGGGAACCTATCACGGATCGAAAAAATATTTTTCTCGAACTTCTCTAAGTTGACGCCGTGATATGACGCGGTCCACGCTTTACAATTTGCGAAATCTATTTCATCAACATTCCCGAGTGTGTTTGATGTTACTGCCCATGTGTTACCCTCAGGGATACTGTTGACGAGTTCTTTGAAACCTTTCCAGAGTGTCGGCTCGCCACCTGAAAACTCTAAATGAAAAGGTTTATTCTTCAATAGAAAATCTAATACATCGTGAGGTGAAACTTCATTTTCGATCCGATGCTCTTTCCCGTACCCTTCCCATGTGTAGCCACCCTCGACATTCTCAACCTTGAAATGACAATATTCACATTTAAGGTTACACCGCATCGTCGGGAAAAATAAAATGTTTATCATTTTGAATCCTTTCTATTTTCAAAAGTTTTCAAAAGTTTTCCGAAAGTTTTCAAGCGACCGCCTCCAATCTTTCACCCGTATATTTTTGAATTATTTTGATCATATGCCGCGCCGAGATATCCCATGTAAAACCATCGCGGATTCTCTGCGCCGCACGCTTTCCTTTTTGCAACGCTTTGTCGTAATCCTTATAGACTTGAATCATCCGCCTGACAAGATGTTCAACGGACGGATCAGCCGCCGTCGATTCGTTCGAGATGAACGGCTTTTTTTCTTCGTCGAATCCGATTGTGCGGACCGGCGAAAACTTAAAGTTGAGCGGGTATCCTGTCGTCTCGTCGCAAAAATCAACAGGCCCGGACCACGGCGTATAGATCACCGGACACCCGGTTGACATCGCCTCTGCGAGTGTAAGCCCGAATCCTTCCCCGCGTGTGGGGAACAGAAAACAGTGCGCCGCGTTGTAATATCCGACGAGCGATTCAGGGCTTTTCTGATTCTCGTTCTCGCATATAACAGGTAGCCGACGGGTATCAACGAGCACATTACCAGCGACCTTCATTACGCGCTCCGCTTTCAACGTCTCTTTCAACGTGTCCTTCAAAGCTATCTGTCCATTTTCATATCTGAAATCAACCTTGACCGTTGCTTCGCGGTCTGATTCCTGAGTGGTTTTCATAATCAGCATAAACTTTTCGCGCTCGCAGTTCCCGTAATTTTTGAAAAGGTAAAGGTTAAATTTTTCCCATGCCGCGATCACATGCTCATATCCTTTTCTCGGATTCGTCGCGCCGAACCACATAAAAACAAACGGATTCGCCCTGTTCCACGGTTCTGGAAAATGTCTTTCGTGGTAAAGATATTTGTCCGTCTCAACACCCTCCGTGCATATCTCAACCGGTATTTTCGTGTATCGTTCAAATAAATATTTATTCTGTTTACACGGAACAACAATCAAGTCAGCCTGTTGAATTTCCTTCTGCCATTTTTCGGGGAGCGTTTGACACTCATACATCGTATAGAGGATGTTGTACTTTCCGGGAACGGGCGTAAAACAATCGGGTGTCGTAAGATGGACCGCGACATCCGCATCCTTGTCAAACTTCACGCCCGCGCGCAAGAGTGCTTCGCTCAAACGTTTTTGATGCGTCGAGTATCCGTAACCAATTCCGATGTAGTGTGTCAGCACAGCCCAGTTAATTGTCATTCCGCCACCTTTCAAAATAGGGGAGGGATATCCCTCCCCTTTAACCCGCATCACATATGTTATGCGGCCGTTACAATACGTCCAAGTTTCGACGGGAGCGGGACCGCGAACGCCCACCGCTGTCTGAAATAGAACTTTGTCTCATCATTGTTGATTGCTGTGTACGGATCAACAACAAGTGATGTTGACGCGATCCGTCGTCCGAGATAGACGCCCGACAAATCACCAAAGATACACATCGCGCGGCTTGCCGCTGTCGTGCTCCAACATTTCGTCACGAGTTCAACGGGATAGCCAAGAATCCGACGCGGAACACCTCCGCCGCCTCTCGTCTCCAAGAAAAGTGGGTTACCGGTTGTGTCTTTCACATTCGCGAAATAGTTGTACAACACAACCTGATTCATGTACCACCGGCCATTCCCGCCGATGTAAAGTTCAGGCACCTGCGAAAGGATTCCGGTAACGTCAGCATAAAGCAATTCGGAAAAGTTCGATGAACCTGTAGAAAATACCTCCGAATAGATTCCCGTGCGCCCAAGCATGATACCCGAGAAAAGCGCGGAATCCGCACCCGTGCCGACGAACACAACAGAGTCAATTTTCTGACCCATCGCCTCGAGGAACTGCGGGAGAAGTACGCCGATAATTCCACCGGTGAGGAACGTATCCTCGATAAACTCATTCGTCACAAGCGAATAACCAGTCGCCTTGCGCGCGGTCAACGTTGTCTGTTCAAATGTCGGCTCCGTCTCTGCGATTGCCTCGGTTTCCGCGCCGAACGTGACATCGACTTTCGCGAGTTCACCATTCAAGGTTTTTGTGTCCGAGTTCATCGGTACGACCGTTGCAAACTGCAAAGCCTTCGATGTATCACGCATGTAGTAATACAACTCGTTTTCCTCTTCCGTTGGAACGAGGCCGGAGCCTGTTGCAACAGAAGTACCCTCGGCGACAACGGCTTTCATTTCTGCGTCAACTTCCCGGCGGGATTTTCCAGAAAATTCTCCGGTCCGTGGATCGTATCCGGCTTTAATGAGCAGGTCCGCGCCGATCTTCGTAATGAGTTCAACGTTTGCTTCGGATTTCAGCCGATCTTTTGATTCGTCGCTCATCCATCCGGTTTTTCTGGTCATCCGATCTTTCAGATGTTCCATTTCCCGTTTGAGGTTAAAACCCTTGTAATCGGACGGCGTACCAACAACGATTTTCGGTTCCGTGCCGAACGCTTTTACCGCGGGCGTCTCCGCTTTGCGCTGCGCGTTCGTCTCGTCCGCGATCCGCTTTTCCTCGATCTCAATTTCAAGCGAAACACGGCCTTTTTCCATGAGGAGCGCGTCGTATTTCGTCGAATACGGTTTCGCGTCCTCTGCGTTCGCGGATTTCTTGATCATTTCGTCAAGCATTTTGAGATTGTCTTCAATCTCCGCGATTCTTTTCTGTCTCATTTCAATATAGTTCAATTCATTTTCCTCCGTATTTTTTCGATGTATTGAATCGATATTCGTGATGATCTCCGCACGATTCCACCTTTACGGTTCCCGTCGTGCTCTTGATATCTTCGATATCGTGTTCAATATCATCAATGATCTTCTTGATTTCCGGTTTGTAGCTGTTAAGGATCACCGCATCTCTGTTACACGGTATTCCTACAACAGAGTTTTCAAGCATTTCCCATTTTGTGACAACACAATCCGGCGCGGTATTAGTCAACATCAATCCGGCTTGTGTCAATTCACTCTGTATAATCGTCGGATCGTGTTCCTTTTTCTGCGGAATGAATCCGATTGAAATCGAGCGTAGAATCTTTTCATCCACAAGAGTTTTGATTTTCTGCGCAAAAGGCAAAGATGAAAACTCAAAATCAATTTTTATCCCTTTGCCTTTTACAATTTCCATCCCCGTGACCTTGCCGATCGGCAACGACGATTCACTCGGTCCTGAAAACCCGGACGCCCATGCATGGTCGTAATACATGATCGGGTTTTTCGTGAGGTATTCTTTTTGATTCGTAATTCCCTCAGGTACGACAACTTCGTTCGACCGATCGATTGTCAACGTCGTAGCCCATGCGGCATATTTATTATTCTCGGATTTTATCTCTCCGACAATTCTTTTCATGTCCATTTCTCAGCCTCCAAGTTCTCTGAATTCATCCGTATCATATATCGGGACCATCACACACCGACAATTTATCACTTCCTCAGCCGGACCATCTGGATCATACGGGCGATCAAGGCCATTCGAAAAATGATCGTTCCACAACCTCACCTCACCATCAATTTCTTGATGTGCGTCCCGTGTGAAATCGTCTTTTGTTGATAGCCACTGTTTACCATACGGATGTGACATATCCATCGCCGTATACCGAGCGTCAGAGTATGCGCCGTGTATTTCCGTTCGAGCGATTGTCTTTGCACGATGCAAAGCGGATGCGAACACTTGTTCGACGCTCTCTTCCAATAGTTTTGCTGTCTCAGCTTCTGATAATGTCCGACCTTCTGAGGCTGCAATCATGCTATCCTGTAACACCGTCCGCAATTCTTCACGGAGTGTGTCGTTGATCCGTTTTATCTTTCCGAGCCGCATCAACAGCGCCGCCTCAGCCGCATCATCAGCTAAGGCAAATTGAGTGCCGATCGATTCAACACCCTCCGCGCTCGCCTGTTCGAGCCATTTTTGCATGACCTTTTTCAATTTTGCATCGCTCAAATTGTTGATAATGCTGTCGATGTCAGGCGGCGTCATTTTTGTTTCGGCGAATGACTTCAAACTTTTCCTCGTTTTGTTTTTTACGCCGTTGATATACGCCCGGATATCAGAGATCGCCTTATGTGTGACAGGCGATAATTTCGAGACGAGATCACGCCATTTTTTCGCGCGTATTGATTTCAGATCAACGATCTTTTTACCCGGTTCGTCCGCGCTTGTTGTTGGTTTATTGTCCGATGGCGCCGGAGGGGTTGTGTTATCCGGTGGTTCGGCCACAAGCGCGGGCGGTTCGGGTTCCGGCTCACTCGGAAATTCGTCACGCTCAGGCCGTTCCTCGAATCCGAGTTCAAACCGTTCGTTCAATTCGTTCATCGTAAACATTTTCGTTGACCAAAGATCAGCAACCGCCGTTACTTTTTCAAGTATCTCGCGGTTGAGCACGTCTAACTTTTTATAGTCGCCCTTTATTTCGTATCCATAAATATTAAAAAATTGTTTGTTCCACGTCTCGCATATTGCCGCGTGTTCGGGAAGTAGGGTTTTTTTCCAATATCCAAGGTCTTCGCTTAACGCGGTTGCATAATTGAGTCCTTCGCGTAAACTCAATTCCGATTTTGGAACACCTAACACCGCGCATATGTCGTCTGTCGTCAACTTCAACATTTCTAAAAGTTGTATGTCTTTCGATGACGGTGTGATTGTTTTCGCGGTAAGGCCGGAGTGAAGCAAAAGAAATTGATGTGCTTTTTCGACGCCCTTTCTTTTCGAAAGATCATCGTTTAGCTTCGTTACTTGATCATTTAACAACGGTTTTTCGGTTTCAAGTATGAGGCCTGGAACCGCGTCATTCTCAAAAAATGTTTCCGTAAATCTCTGCGCGTAATAGTATATGTTTGCTGTCTTTTCAAGTGACTTCATGGGCGCAAGGCCACGGATAAAATCATCAGGATTAAAATATTTGTCGTGGATCAATTCATCACGTTCAAGGACAAGTTTCAGACGATCGACTTTCCAGCCGGTCCATACGCCGCCGTCATTCCTTTCCGTCTTTACATCTTTCGGCGACAAGTGCCACAAATAAACCGGCCATCCGCCGTTGATCGTCTTTGCATAATCCGGGTACACAAACCATTCACCGTCCAACTGTTTGAAGATGACCGATGCTTCAATCAATTGTCTTGATGTCGCGTATGGATTTGGGTTGTTCCACAAAATCATAAGCGGATCATTATCCTTGATTGGCTTATCGCTTCCTTCTTTCGTGATCATAATGGGAATTTGCGAAATGTTCCGCGCCTTGTTCGATATGCACGCATAAAGTGTCGCGACTTGTGCGTATGGATTTCGCATCTTCCCGCGATCTTCGCCCGATATGATATCTGCGAGTTTATCCGTCAAACGGAATGTACGGTTTGCCTTCGTAGCATATTTCTCTTTGATCTTCGCAACTTCCGAGCGGAAAGCGTAATATTTATCAATAACAGATGTTAGCCGACCCATGCGACCCCCGGTTGACCATTACATCCAAACGAGAAGATGCCATATCTCATCGCGTCCATGTAGTGATCATTTTCTTTGACAACTCGCTCTTTTTCATCTCGCCTGTATGTGACAATCTCGTCTAAAACACCACGGCATGTATCAATGACAAAAAATTGTTTCCGCTCGATCTTCTGATTGATGAAATTGATTCCCGGTTCAACGCTGTTGTTTGCTTCTTCGCTGTAGTCAATCTCTTGCAAACGTTCGCCGCCCGCCGGATCACAATATGAGATATGCGGAAACTCTTTCCATTTATCGTTCATCGCCTGATTTAAGTTAGACGCTGTACCGTTAAAAAGCCCGACCTCGTCGAGCACGTAAACATTATCGCCGGACCATCCGATCAAAACGCCGTCAGAATTGATTCCGAAATCAACGCCGACCGTGTAATACTCGATAGGCGGTACTTTATCGCGCGTAATGATCATCGATTCGTCGAACTTATCGTAGATGACACCTTCCGCCTTTACCCATTCGCCGTAGAGAAAACGCGCCCTTTGATGTTCGGGGAGCGTCGCGAGATTTTCTTCAATAAACCCGGCTGGTAGATTCTGAACGTTATCCGTCGGATTCATTTTGATTGACGCGTATAATTCGGGACGTGAAAGTGGATCGCCTGTTTTCGGTTCGCGTTTCAGCACAAACATTTTATACGCCCAGTGTAAAGGTGACGGCGGATTGCAATCGAAAAACGCCTTAGGTTTACAGCCGGGAATATTTTGTGCGAGACGAGTTTTTCCGATGAGCATGGTATCATATGAGATTTGTGATATCTCATTAAAATAAACGGTCACATATTCGTGACCGAGAATCTTTTCTGTGCGGTCGCTGTCATCAAATCCGCCGACCCATATTTCAGAACCGTTTTTAAATGTGATCACACAATCACTTTTATTGATTGTGTAATCGGTCGGATAAAAAGAAAGTGCCTTCAAAAACGATTCGAGGAAAAGTGATGTACGCGCGTGATTGTAATGCAGACGAGCGACAAGATGACGCGATCCGGGATATCGACGCGCTCGGTAAATTATTGATTCGACAAGCAGGGCGGTTTTACCGGATCGCGCACCGCCGAACGCAAGTATGTTGGTTGCATCGGAGTTGATGAGGTTGAGTAATTCGAGCTGCTTTTTTGTCGGCTGGAACATGTACTCATGTTTCGACAATTACTCTTTCCCCTCCGCCTGACAGCCGTTAAATGCAGAGTGATAAATTATTTCGATCGGCCCGCCGCCTTCGCCGGTGATTGCTTGAACCGGTTTGCCGTAGGCACGATCACAAACGGTATTGAACGCGGAAATTGAATCGCTGTCTTTTTCGCCATGTAAAATAATCTCGTCCATTCGTTCGAGGTAAATCAATATACGCTCTTTGTTCTTGACCTTCGCGGACAAGAATTCGCGAGCGAGTTCAGAAAGCGAGTTTTCTTTTTTTGGTCGGCCTTTCGGGTTGCCTGATACGCCTATCCCCGGGCCATGATTGCTTTTCCGTTGTTTTGCAACAGTATCTTTATTCATACGAAGTGCATTATATCATACTATATCGTTTGTGTCAAATTTTATACATATTTTTTTAATGTGTATAGAAAAATAGATGTTATTTATTTTACTCCTCATTTTTATACATACATTAGAAAGAAAGAGGATAAGGAGGATAGAGGGGCATTTTTATCTTTTACACGATTTTCAACTTTTTGAAAATGCGTACCTATTAAAAAGATGTCTCTATCCTCCTTATCCTCTTTTTCTGAGGGTATTTTGAAAACTTTCTTGACAAAAAATAAAAAAAATGTTATAAATATCCTCGTTAAGCAGAGAAAGGCGGGAAAATGCCAATAAAAATAGGTGAAAGAATATTTAACAGCAAAAAACAAGCGATATCTTTTTTTAGTGAAATGCTAAAAAAGTATAATATTTCAGAAAAAGTTGATAGTCAAGATGAGGTTTTTTTACTTTCACTTCTTAGAAATCATCCTAATTTTTTATTGAAAAAGGGAAATGGAATAAATTATATTTATGTTGCGCCCGATGGATATGGAAAGAAATGCTTTTTTATTATGCGTATTGACGGGACGTATATAGATTTCAGCTTTTATGCGTGCATAAATGGGGGGAAATCAGCGCAAAATAAATTCGACATAGCGTGTCGTGACTCCGTAAAAGACTATATAATAGACTTTGCAGAGAAAAATAATAAAAAAGATAATGAACACGTTGATCATATCCCCCCATTAACATTCTCGAAAATTGTTGATGATTTCATCGAAAAAGAGGATATAGATTTATACTCTATTGTTTTTGACGAATCGGAAACTGGCGTCAGGTTCTTTGATAATGAATTAAAACAATCTTTTTTTGAATATCATAAATCTGTGTGCCAATTACGAATTATCCTGGCTAAGGATAATTTAAAAACATCTTACAAAGGAAGGCGAAAACATGGTATTGAATGACACGATTTGCACGCTGTATTTTTTAGGCAAACAATTTGAAATTAAGGAAACGGTATATCCCCATAAATATGATGTGCCGAATACGGACGAAGGCATATCAAAATTATTCAAAAAAATACAGGCGTCCGACTACATGCCAGCACTTTGCGTAGATGGCGCCGGGAATCGATGTTCAAGGGCGGTAATAAACGATCAAAGTGCAAAGTTTTGTGAAACGAACGTGATTGTTATAGATTGCGATGGAAAAATATCAATAGAGGATTTCAAAAAAATAGCGGAACCTTATCATTATTTTTTAATCACAACACGGAGTCACGGTGTAAAATCAGGCGATCATTTTCGCGTCGGTTTTCCTCTCGGTGAAACAATAACGGATGAATCTGTATATCTGGATTACCTCAACAAAATAATTATGTGGTGTAAAGGTGATAAGTCGTGCTCTGATCCCGTGCGAATGTTTTTTGCGTCCGGGTCCGATGCGGTTTATGATTATCACAAAGGGAAATCGGTCCTTGAATGGTTGACTGCGTTCGAGGAACTATCAAAAATGCCGGAAACACAAGATGAAGAGAGTGATGCAAAAACGCTAGAACACTGGTACGGATTGACGCTTGATGAAACAAAAAAACATTTTTTGACGTGTAGTGAGGGAGAGCGCAACGCGCATTTATTTGGAGCAACAGGGCATTTGATCATAAGTCTTAAAAAAGAGGCTATCGAAACACTATCATTTATTGAAGAATGCAATAATGCTTTTCATCATCCGAAAAATTGGAGAGAGGAAAGGCCGAAAATAGTAAAAGCAATTAAGATATGGCAATCAAGAAGAGATAAAATTGAACAGGAAAAACTAAGAATTGAGAATAAATATAACCTTGATGATATTGATCTCGCCTTATTTTTAGCGGATGCAATACGCGATGATTTCCGATGGTGTGAGGAGCATGGAATCTGGTATACATTCGACAAAGGAATATGGGTCAAGGATTACGGATTGAGAATACACGAAGCATGTAAACAAGCGATGAAAAAAAGAATTGAAGTCGGTAAGATGAAATTAAAAGAAATGAAAAGACAAGAGCGCAAGATATATATTGAAAAGCTAAAAAAACTTTTGAATTACAACAAACGAACGACAATCATAAAAGATGCGCGGCCAATACTCTCAATTTTTGCGAAAGATTTTGATTGTAAAGATACACTACTTAATTTTACAAACGGGACATACAATCTTGATGATGAATGCTTTTATGAGCATGACCGGGCTGAGTATCATACTAAAATGTGCGCATGTAAATATGATCCATCTGAAAAAGTACCGAAAAGATTCATTGATTTCCTTGAAGAAATATTTCAAGGTGATTTTGAATTGATCGAGTATGTCCAAAAACTTTTCGGATTATGCTTGACGGGAAAAGTTGATCGGCAAGAGTTTTATATTTTACATGGCGGCGGAGGTAACGGAAAAAGTGTATTGATTTCTATTTTTACAAAACTTGTGGATGAATACGCGATGGTAACGGACGCGGACAAACTCATGCAGAGTTACGGCAATAAGGATACGTATCTCGCTCTGTTTAAAAATAAACGGGCGCTTTTTTGCTTTGAACCGAAAAAAGGCGGTCGGCTTGATGTACCTCTGATAAAATTATTGACAGGCGGTGAACCTCTCATGGTCGCGCAAAAATATGAAGTACCAGAAAAGATAGAATTAAAATTGAAACCGTTTTTGATTACGAATCCGAAACCGAAAATAAACGAAACAGATAACGCAATATGGCGGCGCGTGAGAATGTTGCCGTTTAATTTTGAGGTACAAGATGACAAAAGAATTTTCGGCCTTGAAAATATTATTCTTGATTGTGGTAAATCTGGAATCATGAATTGGTTTATCAACGGATATTGTAAATATAAAAAAGATGGATTGAAGACGCCCGAATCAGTAAAGGTGAAAACGGAGGAATATCGGGATGAATCAGACGATGTAAAAAACTTTATTGATGATTGTTGTGATTTAGGAAATGATTTCTGTGTGTCGTCAAGCGTATTGTTTAATGCTTATTTGAAATGGTCAAAATTACCGAAATATGATCAACCTTCGCAGAAAGGATTTTCTAACGATCTCACGAAAAAGGGATATAATAAAAAGGAAATAAAAAGTCGAATATATTTTACTGGGATACGGTTATCAATAAACGAAGAAAACTCTTTCGAGGACCGGATATGATATTTGAAAATTGTGACTGCATGGACTTGATGAAAAGATACCCGGACAAGCATTTTCAATTAGCCTTAATTGATCCTCCCTATGGTATATATAATAAAAATGTTTCAGGATTTATGAAAGAGCGTAAAGGGGCCAATACTGTAAAATGGGATGTTCCTCCAAATAAAGTTTTTTTCGATGAATTGTTTCGCGTATCAGTTAATCAAATAATATGGGGTGGAAATTATTTTTTAAGATTTTTAGGGGACTGCTCGGCTCCTATAATATGGGATAAGGAAAACGGAACTAATTTTTTTTCCGATGGTGAATTTGCGTGGACATCGTTTAAGGGAACGCTGAGAATATTTCGGCATCAATGGTGCGGAGCTTTCAAAGATTCGGAACGAGGTGAAAAAAACTTTCATCCCACCGGTAAACCGATTGCATTATATAGATGGTGTTTGCAAAGATTCGCAAAACCGGGATGGTTGATCCTTGATACACACGTCGGGAGCGCGTCAAGTCTGATAGCGTGTGAAGATATGGGATTCGATTACGTCGGGTGCGAGCTGGATAAAGATTATTACAAGATGGCGTGCGAACGGATTGAGATTTTCCGGGCGCAACCAAAGCTGAATATAATAGAAGAATCATCACCAAAACAACCCGATCTTTTTTAAAAATAAATGTTGACAAAGTACAGCTATAGATATATATTATAGGTATAACAAGGAGGGCGAGATGTTTGAGAAAGGCAAATGGTACGATCAGGACGGTACGTATTCGGCTTTTAATGGTCCGGCGGAATGTTTAGATACGAGTATTGATAGCGGTGGAGATTTGTGCGGTGAGTTTGGATGTGGACTATGGTATTTTACCAGACATTTCCACGAAGTTCCCGCACCGACTATCGGACACGTCGAAAAGCTCGACCAGTCGATCAACGATCGGCTCGCAAGACTCAAAGAGATAGATCAGCAGATCGCGGACTTTCTCGCGCACTGCGAAGGCGGACGGGTTGAGGAAGTGATCCCGGCTGATACGCGTGAATCGATCCGCGTGATATTTACAAGGGGGTGAGTGATGCGGCGCATGAGGAAGCAGGTTTGCGGAGCATTCAGCCCGTGGAACTTCGGCATCGAATCCGGTGAACGGCGCTATGATTATATTAACGGGAAGGTATATGACATAACGGAGTCGAATGGATGCGACAAACGGCGCATCGGGGAATTGAGTTATCATGAACCTGAGGCGCAGAAAAAAGGCAAACAAGCCGTCCAGATAGACGGTGTATGGTATTGGAAATAAGGGGGTGAGTGATGCGACGAAACTATTATGGTAAGTGCAAAGATTGTACAGCGTTTTTTAAGCCGAAAAATAAAGAGGATTACGAAAAAAATGTTGACGGGTTTTGCGTTTTAAATCCTGCATGGTTCCCTGTGTATAACGCTGAGGAGCATTTTTGCATTCGGTGTGTAAGGGGGTGAGTGATGCAGTGTCCGGGGTGCGGTGGTGATGGACGATGGATGCATGATGGTATCAAGTCTGACTGCGGTTATTGCAAAGGCACCGGCGTGCTATACGCACAAGCGGACATCGACGCGAAAGACCGCGAGATTGATACGCTGAACAAGATGTGCGACAAGCTGGCTGAAAAAATTGCAGAAGATGGCGCGCCGTTGATGTCGACATGTAATGTGTGCGGGTATTACGCGATAATCGGATGCATTAGGCCGTCCGGTGCGACGTGTATCGACGGCGTCAGAGCATGGGCACGGCAACAGGTAGAGGAGAGGAAATGAACGCGTATTATGTTTATACGAATTATTCTGGAGTATTGCCTTTCGCGGTTGTCGTGGCCGGGACGTTCTCGGATGCGGCGATTGTTTTCGTGAAGAATCAACCAGGCGAGAAAATTTTTAAAATTGAATTGCTAATGACTGAAGGATACGTGTATGTTCAAGAGGGGAAATGATGCGACGATATAGAAAACGTGAATCGATGTCCTGGCCATGGACGATTGCGGTGGTTTTTGCATCGCTTCTTTTCGCCTTTCTGTTCATGGGTAGATTGCTAATTGAGGTGGTGATACCTCAAGAAATCTATACGGGCGTGATCCTTGGATCATCTTCATTCTCGATGATTTTCCTCGGGATAGGGATTATTTACGACGCAACGAAGAGGGGGAGGCGGAAATGAAAATCAATATATGGATGCTGAAATGGAAATTGCGGAAATCGATAAATAAAATTATGTGTTTTCTCGGGCTGCATCAGTGGGCATGGCATGAAGATCAAACAGGAGAGAGAACCTGGGCTTGCCGATACTGTGGCAAGGAGTTGAACGAATGACCGGTCGTCGTGTACCGTGGACCCATGCTCGTGCACTCGCTGACATGCGCTGGAATGAGTTTGGTAAAATGCGCGAGCGGCGGAAAAAGAAACGGCAAGCGCGGCGAGAAGAACGGCGATGGCTGAAACAGGAGATGAAAGGGGAAAACGATGAATAAAGAAGCGGCGACAAAAGAGGTAATCGAGCTGTTGATCCATTGGTTATCCGACTTCAGTCTGCGCACATCGACGGCAAATACGGCTAACAAGATCGTAGACGCGGTGATCGGCGAGCTGTTCGGGTACAAGGCGGAGAGAGCGGAGGATTGTTGGGCATGTAAATG